GTTTGCGAGCTGTCGCTTGGCGATAATCTTATCATACTAATATAACTATAAAAAATGGAATTGTTCTAAATAAAAAAGGACAGCCGAAGCTGCCCCTTTAATTGGAATAATTCTATATTAAGAATTAGTACCCTCTGTGATTGTGATTGTTCCAGTAAGTCCAGCCATTTCACTGAAAGGGAATCCTGCTGTAGCAGCATCCGCATTAACATCAACGAAGTTAGAAGGTAAAACTTCCATAGCGCCAAGTGTTAAATTGTATCCGTTAAAGTCTCCAAGCGCATTTCCTGTAGAAAATGTTCCCGCTGAAACATCACATCCGTGTTCTCTACCCATCAAAAATACATTATCATTGTAATCTCTTACGAAAACGTGTGGTCTTCCATAGATTAACAATTTCAATTCTTTGTGGTCTTCCTTAGATAACTTTTTCAAAGTAATATTTAAGGTCTGCTCAAAGAAAGTAGTCCCGTTTTCTCTTGAAGAGTTAACGGTTGTCTCAAAAGAATTGTTTCCTTTGAGTTCGTATTTAAACGCAGTCAGGTTGTTAGAGCCGTCGCCTGTCATGTTGGTAACCTCGTCACTAGTAAGAGTCACAGAACCCATGTCTCCGTAATTAACGAAATATACCTCCTTGATACCAGCAACTGAATCTAAACAGCTCTCCTTGCGTCCTAAAGTTAAATCACAAGCCATATCTTTTTTTTTTATTAAAAAGGGTAGGCAGGCTCTTCGGCTCACCTACCCCTGTTATTGATTAATTAGTTAGTTCTTAGTTAGCGGAGTTTGCAATTCCGTAAGTAACAACATCTTCGATATTAGCCAACTGAACACCAGCGCTGAATCGCATAACGATTCGAGCATTCTGACTTCCGTCTAGGTCTGCCATATCCAATACTTTAACCTGATTATGGTCTGACAATAATCCAGTACCAAAGAATAGGTTAGACTTGGTAGTAGCAATAGCGTCGTTATCAGCGAGACCGTTAGCAACGAATAGTTTCACACCATCAAAGCTAAGACCTCCACCTTGCCACCAAGTAGTTCCAGCTCCACCAACACCATTGGCACCGATAGAAGCAATTCCAACATTCTCAGACTCGGCAGCGTTTTGTTGTGTGATAGAAGCAAAACCTCCTAAAGCACGAACATAAGCGCGAGCGATGTTTTGAGAAACATAGATGTATAAATCCTCAGCTCCATATAGAGTAGAAGGAATAGCATCCACGATAGAACCTAACTGAGCAATTACGTTAGATGATGTAACCGTTGTACCAGCGATTTCCTGCCCTGATGGCAAGTCTGCGTCAGTAGAAACAAGTTTAGTGAATCCGTTGAATTGACCGTTAGTAGCAGTATCTCCAGCCCAGATAGACTTTTCAGTGCGCTCTGCAACCTTAGCGGCAACATGACCAATAATGAAGTCAGAAAACTTTGGAGGAGTTTTGTGATAGGAACTAAAGCCCATTTGCAAAGCCTCCCAGTCCGAAACAAAATCCGCCTTGCAAATCTGAAGGTTTACTTGTTGCTCTTCTGGTTGAAGAACTTTCTCTGTAAGCGTGATAGTAGAAGTAGGGTCGAAATCACAAGTAGCATCCTTAACGATATCGTCAACAGACACTTTCTTGATTACCTCCTTGTACTTCACATTTGGTTTTACTGTAACACCTCCTTGAGCCAAGGTGTTAGCTTCTAGTAAAGCTGCTGCGATATATTGACCAGCAAATTCACCAGCGTAAGTGGTAGTGATTGAAGTGGTTGTAGCCATTTTTACTTATTTAAAAATTATTGATTATTAGCGATTCTAGCCATAACTCTATCTAGAGTGCTGACTGTTCTTTTTTGCCCGTAGTTGAACATAGGCTTTGAATCAGACTCGTTTTCTGGAGTGTGAACAATAGGCTCTACTTTTTCCTCTACAGCAGAAAGCTCCTCTTTTGGAACTTCCATTTTTTCTTCCTTAGATTGATAGTCCCCCATCATCTTTTCCACCATAGCCTTTACTTCTGCAAGCTCTGCCTTAGTAGCATAAACATCCTCGTCGAGTTTCTCTTCTACTTCCTCAACAGCGGGAGTTTCTTCATTCAATTCTACATCATCGACAGCTTCTTCCGTAGCGTCTTTGAGTTGTTCTTCAACGACTTCCTCAGAAAGAGATACTTCTTCTTGTACCTCAGACTCAGAACCGAGAAGAACTTCTTTGAGTTTTTCTACAATTTCTGTTGCTTTCATAATTTAAATTATACTATTATAACTTGTTAAAATATAAGTGTTGTATTTTTATGCCTTCTGCTGTATCACAAACCACTCCGTACCATTGCCCCATATCTTAACACCCTCATACGCTCTATTTAAATCAAATGCACTATTAGCACCATCTAAATTCTGTGAGCCAAATGGTGTAAGGTCTGCGTGAGTAGAATTTGTGAATGTAGAATCTGTGATGATTCGTTTTGTTCTGTTAAGATTTTTAGTATCAGTTGCGTCTGGAAGCGTAATCGTAGCTGTTCCATTGCCACCACTCCAAGAAAGTACAATAAGTTCTGCTTCGTCGTAAACACTCGCGCCTAAATCATACGTTTGTCCATCTTCTACTGTTAGCGTTGTAGGTTCTAAATGGTTTGCAATATAATGTTGTACATCTGTAAGACTTGTTTTTTTAGTAGCACCCGTTTGGACTATAGGTAAAGTTTCTGCACCTGTAATGTTTGGCGCTGTTACTGATGTTAATTCGCTAATCTTTTTATCTGCCATTATTGATATAATTTATGTGTGTTCTCTTGAACAAACTTTTCTCCTTCCTCTGTGTAAAGGAAAAACAATGTTCTAGTTATACTTCCTATTCCTTGAGCCTGCAAAGACCCATCACAGCACTTCTTACTATAAGTACCATCCTTGCACAAGCAACCCCTCCTACTATCAGAAGGAGAGGTTTTACTTGGAGTCTTAAATTTCTTTTTACGCATTCTTAGATGATTTAGGGTGTTTGTTTGGCAACAAATCGTAGTCAGTATTATATTTAGGATTTTCAGGTCTTCCCTTTCTTACCAAGTAAAGGAAAGCGTTAACCCTAGCAAAAGCCCATTGAGAAGCGCTTTTAACATTTGGAGAGTGTGATGTATTAAAAGCACCCAAACCACGCTGGAAAACGCTAGCGAGCATACCCACAGTAACACCATATCCCAATTTCTCCTTATACTTTTTATTAAATTCATCTGATTTGTTTTTTAAGGTTTCTCTGTCCTTAGCGGACACTTTCGCGCCTGTTTTACCAGACGCATCTCCTTTTGCCGTTCCTTCACCTTTAGGTTTAGGGTTTGGCGTATCAGACTTTGGGGCTTTCTTGGATGGAACGATAGCACCACCTTTTCCAACCTTAGCTAGGTCGTGAGACTTACATGGCATATACCAAGTGTCTCCTTCGTATTCATGAGTATGATATCCTTCGCAGCCTATATCTTTAGCTGCCTTTTCAGCCTCTTCTATTGTCGAATATGCAGCTCTGTCGTCTATTATTGTAGCAGACGCATCTATCGCATTCAATCCTTTTAACTTAGAAGTAACCCAAGTCTTCATAGACTTACCTCCCCATAATAGGTAAGAGATAGTCCCACAGGCTTTTGTGTCGCTAGGGTCATAATATGCCTCAGCTCTTGACAAGTAGCTATATATTCTCTTCAATGTTGATAAAGTGAATTTTGAACCTCTAGCTAATTGTTGCGCTCTAACTTTTCCTACCTGCGTAGCGCACTTGTTATTTACTTTTTGGTTTAATTCTATTCCTCTTTTGGCGTTGTTCTTTGCAGACTCTGGATATCCTCCATAAGACTCCAATTCAACATCACCAACTGCGTCCAAGAACTCAAGAAGCTCAAACTCTGCATTTAATTCGCAAAGCATCTCTTCCGAGGCTCTTTCCTTTATAGATTCATTTGGTCTTTCGGCTTTGTCAGCAAAATATCCCTCTATAGAGAAACCCTTTACCTCTCCAGCCTTTACTTTAGACCATATTTCATCGTTGTACACTTTCATAGATACCATCCAAGTGCCAACAGGGACTTCAAACCCATACTTTCTGGACTTGTCCTTCTTTTCATCTTCAACAAGCCAGCTTTCGACCACACTCATACCATCAATCGGTACTCGGTGTTCTAATGTAGAATTATTCTGATTACCATTGGAAAGAAATAATTCAGATGCTTTTCTTACGGTATCCTTCGAGAAATATATAAAATAATCCTCTCCCTCAGCGTCTTTTCTAAGAATCTTTTTATCAGGAACAAGAGCAGCGCCCATGAGTATTCTTTTTTCATCAGAAACTTCTGCTAACTGAATTGGCTGCTTCTTTAACGCAATAAAGTCTTCCTCTATGGCTGGGTTCTCTACTACAGATATAGCATCTATTCCGCTAATCTCGTTTTCTTCGTCAATTACAAGTTCTATTACTCTTTCCATATTAATATAACTATTTAGAATAATTCTGTTTTGATTATTAAATTCCTGATTCCACTTTTGCCTTGTTATAATTTTCCATAGCATCATTAATATCTCCAGCCATAACAACGACAGGCGGAGTTTCTGGCATCATAGCATCCAGTGCGGTAGCTAGTTGTGAACTAGCGCTTTGACCTACAACATTGAAGCTGGGAGGCGCAACGTCCGCAGCAGAAGTCGACGCGGTAGAAGCTGCTGAACCTCCTATGCTTGATAGAGCGGAATTAGCTTGCTTCTTAGCCTGATTCATTCCTATTAGTATCGAAGCTGCTTGCGCTCCATAAGCCAACAATAAAGGGATATTCTGTGGGAATCCATTTTTAGCGGTATTTGCCGCGCCTGCTTTCAGAGATATAACTCCTTCACTAAAGTCTAAAGCAATCTTAGCTGATAGTTCCGCAGCCATAATACCAAACTTGATTTGTTGCAGCTTGAGTTCGTTTTTTATAGCTTTTCTGTTTATTCTTTCTTTTTCAGCTTCAGCATTCTCCAATATATTGTTTCTTTCAGAAGCGGTAACACCTTCTTTAGAAAGTAAAGCATTCGCTCTAGCGTCCACTTGTTCTATCTCAGCTCTAGCATTATCTCTTTGCATTGACATTAGGTCACTTAGAACGGACTGTATTGAGCGCGAAGCCTCTTTTATGTCTTTCCTGAGCCTCTTAAACCTCTTTTTGGTGTCCTTGCTTACCTCTGAGCTTTGTTTGGCTAGATGATTCGCTAGGCGCTTCTCTGCCTTCTTTTCAAGTTTAGCTCTCTGAGACAACTCTTTGCTGCCTGCCTTGCCAGATTCAGAAAGTTCTTTTTCATAAAACTTCCTATTGAGCTCTAACCTCTCGCTCTGGAAGTTCTCTCTTATGATGTTTAACTCAGCTTCACTAGCGCCAAGCAGTTTCGCTTTTCTAACAGCAAATTCTTCCTCTAAAACAAGTTCAGCCACCTTTCTAACTCTTTGGTTATCAATAGTAAACAAGAAAGCCTTTCTTGCTTCTTCAGCAGAAGACCTAGCTCTCTTCATTATTTTCTCCGCTGGAACTATTCCATACATTCCTTCTAAAAGAGTAAGCTCCTTGTCTCTGTCACCTTTTCCAGCTCCAGACTTGCTGTCAGGGCTAAGACCCTTCATTAAATCTTGAATTTTCTCTCTAGCACTTTTTGCTTCTTCAATAACATTTGAAGTTTGAGACCTATACAGTTCAACCAAGTCTACATCTTCATCACCAAGTAATAACCTAGCAATAGCGCCCTTTCCTCCAGCAGCTTTTGCCGATTCATCACTGATGTCGAGAAACTTTTGAAAGAACGTAGCATTCTTCTCGTATATCTCGGCTATTTTTTCTTGGTCGTTAGCTTCTTTTGCTGCGTCTAATTGAGCCTGAATATTTCTTGCTTTTGCCTCTTTAGCAAATGTATCTGCGTTTGCAGCAATAATAGCGTCTATTTCTGCTCTAATTGTTTGCTGCTTGACATAATCCTCAACCGCTAGAGTTAGTTCTTCAGTAGAAACCTTTAAGTTCCCTTGTTTATCAAATAAGTCAGGCAGAACCTTTTGTACTTCAGACAAGGCATTTTTTCTAGCTTCCTCAGAAGTATTTGCATCATCAAGG